AGCGAAAATTCCTCGCCCTCATGGATAAAAGCAATCACGTCATTCCCGCCAAACTTTCGCATTTCGATTTTCATCAGTACCCCGCGATCATGTCGAGTGGTTCGTAATCGTGCGTCTCGATTTCCTCGGCAAACACCGGAACGGCAACCTGATCTATATAGGCGAGCGCGTCCACCAGGTCGTCATGCGCCTGCGGATTCGGAAAATCCAAGAATTGCTCGATAAATTTAGTATTCCAGTCGGCTTTGCACAATGACACGCGCCCTTTTTCGAATCGGCCTTGTAGCGCCCACTGGATGCGCTCCGCTTTATTGGTTTTTCCGTGGGTGACGGCCTCGACCCTCGGAAAAATGCCGTAAGTACGCATCTGTTCCTCCAAATACGGCATCACGGCGTTTTTCAGCGCCCCATTTTCAATTCCGACGCACTTCGGGCGCTTCGCGCGGACCTCCATCAAGATCCGGGTCGCAGTTTCACGTACGTCCCACCGTCCGGAGTCGATATTCCCGACCCACCAACCGCCTTCGTGAACTTTCACCGAGACAATCACTGTTTCGTCGAGCTTCGCACCCGATCGGCCGCGATCAGAAAGCGATTTTTCGAAGCCGGCGAGGTCGCAAGCCATGTACCAGTCGCCCTCTTCGGGCTCCAGCTCGTATTTCAGCCAGGATTCACGGAAAAGCCCGCCTTCGTATGCCTCGAACGAGGCTTCCAGCTCGCGTCTTTCGATCGCGGAGGACTCGTGATAGTCCTCTTTGATCGCATCCAGCTCCGACGAGACCAAAAACGGGTTGTCTTTGCTCTTGAACTGCCACGCGCGCCAGCCTGGAGCCACTTGCGCACGCTTGAAAAGCTCATAGAAGTGGTTTTTTCCCTTGGGCGTACCTATGAAGAGGGCTCCGCCCTGGGCATCCATCAGCGCCGGGCGCACGATTTCTTTCCAGATGAACGGTTTCATGCTGGCGTACTCGTCCAGCACCGCGTAACCCATTGCGTCGCCACGCAAGGCATCCGGATTGTCCGATCCGCACACGAAAATCTTCCGCTGATTCACCAGGCGACAAGTCGCGGTGTTCTCGTGATACCACTCGATCAAGCCCCCGTGCTCTGCCAGGCCCGCTATGCGGCGCAACGGGTCCCACACCAGGCGCTTTGCCTGCTCGAACGTAGGCGCGATGTAGTAGACGTTGGCCTCGCTCTTGATCTGGAGGCCGTACACGAGCATCTTGTAGATCGCCAGGCGTGTCTTACCCCATCGCCTACCGGCAGAAACCACCTTGAAGCGCGCCGGATCTTGAAAAACTTCGAGTTGCTGAGGGTGAAGGCTTACCTTAAAATCCACTTTTCCCTACCGGGGTCCTCGCATGGCTACCGATGACGAGATCAAACGCCGTATTCGCAAGGCCGCGATCGCAGGCCGCATCGTGATCGCCCCGCAAGATGGCATCCAGCAGTTCGGGCCCCTCGCTCAACAATTCCTGAAGAACGTTTTCGGCTGCGAGGGCGCGCTCATCACGGATGAATCCTCGCTTTCAGACTTTTTGCCGCATCCTGTTGTCGGCCGGCTCGCGCGGATCTCAGCTCGACTCAGTATGTATAACGCGATCCATGAACACTATGGCGTGGATGCGAGGCAATGCACCTACATACTCGACGTGCTGCGCCTGATCGAGGCGCGGCGCGCAGCAAAGGTTCACTGAAATGACCCTGCTACAGCTTTTGCCGGTCTATCTCGCGGTTGCCCTCTACATCATCTTGGTGCTGACGCAATGAGAAACACTCATCTGCGCCGCGAAAATTCCCTCGGCCTGGGGCGCTGCACGCTACGCTTTCATGTCGTGGACAAAAACGGCTGGGCGTATCTGTGCGGCTGTATGCCCGCGATCCGGCTCGGGGATCGCATCTTCATGCCTGGGCAAAGATACGGCCGCTATCGGAGAATCCCATGTGGCATGCGTTCCTAGACGACCTTGCTTTCTGGATCTTTCTGCTGCTCCTGCTAGCCATCGTCCATTTCGCAGTAGACGGCGGGAGGCGAAAGGGCCACGATCGGTCGCGTAGATGGTTTGACGATTAATATCCTCTCGGCTTTTTCGCCCGCAGCATGCGCGCTTGCTGGCCTGTCGCGCCCGAAGCGTGGCTCATGCGGTTCGTGTATTCCTGAAAAGGCGTGGGCAGGCCCGTGGGCGTGCCGAGCTGGTCATGAAACGCTCCGCGTACTGCCAGAGCCGGGTTCATTTTCCTGCGCTTCATGTCGTGACCTCCGGTTCCTGTTCGATGACAAGCTTCTCTTCCTTGCCGCGCGCCATCTCGACCACGATGCGGATGCCGCTGCCGTCGATAGGTCCGCGCGTCTTTCCATCCCGGACCAAGGTTTCGACCACGAGCTTGCACGCGGCGAAATTGTCCTTGTGCTCAGGATCTCGCACGATCTCGCCAATACGAGTAATCGCAGCCGGAAAGTGCTTGGACAGACGGGTAAGAACCGGGACGGTCCATTGCTGGATTGACCCGGCCGGCCACTTGCGCGTGGTGCTCTTGACGTACCTATTGCCGGCACTCGCAACAGGCGAGGCTACCCCACTCGCTTTACTTCCCGGAGGTTGTGAGCTGGTGGGAGCTTGAAGTGTATCCACTGGTCGCGGGCGTGATCGACTTGTCCGGGTTGACCTTGTAGAGCGTCGGGGACGCACCGGTAGGGGACATGCCTTTTTGCGCCCCGCCCTGTTGGTCGCTACGCTGGGTGACGGTTTGCAACTCTTGATACGCTGCTTTTGCTTCCTTCATGACGTTCCTTTCCAGGGGTTGCAAATACTGTTAGTCCCGGTATAAGATGCCGGTCCTTTCCTACTCTTGAGGTAACTGCTAGTGAAGTGCGGGGTGAATCATGTTGACCGAATTCATGATCTTCGCGGCGTTCTACGCCGTGGCGCTCGTGGGTCACGCCCTGCACACCCGCAAGGATGCCGGCGCGGCCCATCGCTTCGCGCTCATCGCGGCCGTGCTCGCGAAGGCGCTCTCAGCCGCCCTGCACGAGTACGCGGTACACTTCCTGGTGTATTCGGGCTACGTGCTGCGCTCGCACTGAACAGGAACCGCTACACCGCGCAGTAAGCGCTTCGGGCTCGATCCGGAATTTCCCTCCCTGGTCGAGCGCGGGCGGTTCTGCGGTTCCTTCCGGCCTTAAGGGCTACTTCGGTAGCCCTCTTTTTTTCATGCAGCGCTCGTAGGCTTGGGCCTGCTTGTCCAGGACCTCGGCCGGATGCTTTACCGGCGTGCGCACGGCCTGCTCGCGACAAGCTTTCCTTACCTGAGCCTCCCAGCGTTCGATCGCCACTTTCTGAGCTGCGCTGATCTGGCCGTAAGAGATCCCGATCGAGCACAGGAGAACTAGAACGCTTGCGGCGAGGTTACGCATGAAATTTCCCTTTTTTCACCAGGCTGTAGCCTGGTTCTGAGCGGGCCCGGACCAGGACGGAGCCTGGTTTTTCCTTTTGGTGGGCCTGTGATGGTGTACCGGCACATTGCGGGTGCGGAGAGCCCCTCCCCCCCTATCAAAACCCGCTAAAGCATTCCTAATTCCGCGTCTAAACGCGCTACGGGAGGCGAGCGGGTCAAGTGCGGGTCAAGTCTGCTGTACCTGCGCGCAATGCTCTGATCTAGCTAGGCTATTCGGTGACCGCGAGAGGGATGATAACCCTTGCGCATCTATGCCGCATTGCACAATCCGGATTTCCCGGGCAGCGTCCAGGACGCCGACAGTGTGATTAAACGCGCGGCCGTGATTGCCGATAGCTACCGGTCAACCCGCACGAGATCGCTTGGCCTTGGGCGGTCTACCGGTAGCCAAAGCCTGTCCGGTAGCACGCTGGCAGATTCGCGCAGCGCTGGCCTTGCTACGTCCTTGCCTGCGCACGTCCTGGTAGCACTTGTCCACCTTTGAGCCCTTGGGCATGCCGCTATCCTCATAGCAGATTACTGTTGACACTGGTCTTAGTTGGAGTATCCTGGAGTCTGCATCTCAACCCTACCGGGAGAACACATGCAGACCTATACACACGAAGCCTATATTCACGCGGTCCGGGAAATAGCGGCCGCACGCATTCCAGAATCGGAACGCGCGCCACTATTCGAAATCAAGCTTGTCTACGGATCAGGCAGACTCGGCACACGCGGGACCACGTACTTTGGATGCTGGAAAAACGGTCACCCGACTGACGCGCACCCGTTCGTGGAAGTCTGCGCATTCGGGGAAGAGTCTCCTGTCCAAGTCGCAGGCACCACGATTCATGAGCTTGCCCATGTTCTCGCGGGTCCATCTGCCGGACATGGTGCCGACTGGCATGCTGCTTGCGCGCGCCTTGGACTGTGCAAGGTGCAAGCCGCTGGTACGAATTACGTCCCGGAATGCTTTGACGCTGACGTGTGGCAGGCCATCCAGGCTTTGCCTGTTCCTGCCGATGGTCGGCCGACTGGATCAAGCAACCTATCAGGCGCGCCTGTAGGCTTGCCCTTGCAATTGAAACTCCGTCCTTGCGGCGCTGGTATTGGCACACGCGGAGGAAAGTCTCACGGTATCGGCTCAGGTTCACGCTTGCGCAAATTCGCTTGCGATTGCGGCGTCATCGCACGGGTAGCACGCGACGATTTCCGCGCGGTCTGTACCCTGTGCAATTCGGCCTTTCATCCTTCAGCCGCGCAATCGCGCAAGGCGGCATCATGAGACACAATCGCGAGGACTACGCAAAACTGCGCCCATGCGAGGAAATCGAGCAGCACGAGTGGGCAAAGCTTGAACGGGCAAGGCGTACTATAGACCCGCGCAAACTCGCAGCGCTCACGCCTGGATGGTTAAAAGCGCATCTGCGCGCAGGGTTACCGCCAGCACGCGCAGTCTTTGACATGCGCACTTACGTTCCCTTCGCGGGAACGCGACAAGCGGCCGATACGCGCAAGGCATCAGACTTCCCGCAATGGGACGAGGATTCTATGACCATTGCGGAGTATGTCAGGCAATGCGAAGCGGTTTGGACGTTGACGCACGTTCCCAATTACTGCGATGGTCGCCCGGAATATCGGGACCATAACGGCATACGCGAAATGCCCGAAGTAGGCGACATGGTGACCGCATGAATACGCCCATGCCGCTAGATGACGCAAAGCTTTCCGCGTGGCTCTATCAGCAATGGGCGCGCGAACTGCGCGAGATTGAGGCTCGCAAATACGCCTACCCGCTCGATTACACGCGCGCTGCAATCCTGCGCTCTAGCATGCGCGCAGAACAAGGAGGATGCTAGATCGCAACCCTAAGCGCATCGGGATCGGTGCGCTTTCAGGTGCAATCTCGCACCATAACCTACCGGAGAACATCCATGCATAACGTTGAAATGAAAGTCACCGGGCAAACGCTCACGCTCACCGTCGATTTGTCCAAACCGGGCAGTATGTCCCGCACGGGCAAAAGCATGGTGGTCGCATCAACGGAAGGGAACGTGACCGTTCCCGGAAAGCCTGATTTCAAGATCGGGCTCAACCTGTACACGCCACGCGCTTAATGCAGCCCGAAGCGCGTTTATACGTGTAAGCGCGCTTTAGGGTGCAATCGGCACCGCAACCCTTACCGGGAGACTCAAAATGTCAAGGCGCTATTCAGACGCACTCGCAATACAGCAAGGCGCATGCAACCCTTCGGGCATCGCGCTATCCATCGCTGACGCATGCAAGGAAATCCGGAGCGAACCCGGACACACTGGCACCGATCAGATAACTTCCGATCCGGCCGTCAGGCTCATGGTTCACCAGCTCGCGCACCTATGCCGTGCGAACGATCACCAGGTTGCGGGAACGGCATACTGCGAGCTTACGCAACTCTGCCGGGAGCGCGCATGAACGATAAAGACCGCGAGGACTGGATCAACAACGATGAGGACCTATATCGCTGGATGAGGGATGAAACGCGGGTGTCCTCATTCCGTGGCGGCATGCGCGAATTCATCCGGCAGAATCGCATCGCTATCGACGCGCACATCCGGGAGAGGCTGAATCAAAAACCGAGATGATACCTAGCAGCGCATGCACGCGCGTGCGCTGTAGGGTGCAATCTCGCACCTACTACCGGAGAAAAAATCATGAGTGCTTTCATCTGCGGGCCGGATCATTTCAAAGCCCTTGCAATCTTCGCAGCAGCGCGCGCGCACGGTCGGCGCAATGTGGACCCGCGTTATTGCGAGATGTTACCGGGAACCATTTCCGAAACGATGACCACGGAAGAGCTTGCGTCGGCATACGCAAACGTGCTGTATCAGGAAAACATCCGGAGCGTGCTTGCGCGCTATCCCGGAGACGCCGAGAACCTACCCGGACCGATTTCGCGCCCGGATCGTATCGAGGTAACCGTGCGCGATGAGACTTTGCCAGCGTACCGGCTCGCGCCTGTCGCACTGTTGAAGATGTGCGATTGCTTGGAGTATCAATCCTGCGAAACGGAGAACTACCGGCAAACGGCGGCGTTCAGTCTCCTGGATCGCATTCGAGGGGCGCTGATCCATGCGTTACCCGGATACGATGACGCACCGTGGGACTATTCAGCGGCATAGACTTCAGCCCGGAGCGCGTTTAATCGCGCGCTCCAGGGTGCGGTTTTCGCACCAACTTATCGGAGAACAAAACATGCATAAAGACGAAATCGCCCGTTTCAAGCTGCGCGGATTTCAATTCATCGCATACATTTCGCCCGACGAGGACGCGGATGCGCCTTGGGATTCATCGGATGGTCACGGGCCTGTTACCAAATGGGAGAATCGCCCAAAGCGGCCGGGCGAGCTGATCCTCGCATCGGATGGGCGCGTCGATCGCTTTTATGATTTCCAAGCGGCCGTCAAGCTCGCGCGTCGCGATCGCTGGGACTCACCACCCTACAAAACAGGAAAGCCGGGCGAACGTGCGGCGCGCGCGGCGCGCGCAGACTTCGAATTCTTGCGCGGCTGGTGCAATGACCAATGGAGTTATGTGGGCGTGATCGTGGAGCGCGTCACAGAAACGGGCACAGTGCGTGACCGTACAAGCCTATGGGGAATCGAATCCAACGCAACAGACTACCTGCAAGAAACTGCGCGGGATCTCGCCCAAGAACTTGTCTCAAGCGCGCACACCGCGCAACGTCAGCGCGAAGTCAAACAAGCTTTTATCGGTTGCTCTTGCCCGGAAGTATGAAAAGCAAAAGGGCGAGCTAGATCACCCAAGATTTTAGCTCGCCCTCGCTCGCAAGGGGCCCGTCGCATCGTGCCGATCCCGCCCATGATCCCCCGCGTTTAGACGCGGGTCAAGCTTTTTCCTCCCGTAGCTGCATCCGGATCGTGCGCGCAGCCGCGCCGTCCCGCTCCGTCAGGATCAACAACAGCTCGCGCAAGCGTGGCTCCCATGCCTGGTAGGTCGCTGGCTCAACCTGGAGCGCGTCAAGCCTCTCGGCATCGGAATAGCGGCGCATCCCGCTACCGGCGCACACCGGACAGATAAGCCTGAGCTTATTGGACACAACCTCGCGCGCGCCCTGACACATGCCGCATTGTGGCGCGTACCACTCCCGCATGGCCTGCTGACAGGCACGGACCAGGGTAGGGTGTTCCTCGTGGAACTTACCTATGCGAAGCCGCCTCCGGGCTTTGCGTAGCATCTCCTGGAGGACCGGACCCGCGTAGCGCGCCTGCCCGGCATAGCGCCAGTGATACAGCGCGCGCCCAAGCTTCCCAGCGCGCGCCAGCGCCCCTATGCGGTCAATCGCGCTCTCATGCGCCTGCGTCTCCAGGTGCGTCGAAAGCAGCGCCGCACCGACCGCCTCGCGTATCCCCATGATGGGGAAACAGGGTATAGGAAATTCTCTTGCCCGCGCCCGGAAAACTATCTATAGCCTAATAATTACTATAGATAGGGGAATTTTCACTATAGCTTGATCGAAACGATTTACCCCTATCCCCTAATGCCGATTCGCAATCCGCAAAAATTCATCTTCGTGGTGCTCCAAGTAGAATTTCTGCGCAAGGAGCTGATCGTCGAGCGGTAAGCCGATTTGCCGATCATGGCCGCAGAGCCGGTGCCGCACCGATCCGTCCGGATTCAGGACCTCGATGTTGCCGACGAGATCCCCGCGTTTAATCCGGTAGCGCACCCCGGACTTGCCATCGACCAGGAACCACCGGTGCGCGGCAAGATCGGCACGCTGGCGCTCGTCCAGATAATGCAACAACAGCGCGCTTGCGCGATCGCCCGAAGCCTTGCGTTTTTCCTCGAACTCGCGAAGCTCCTGCCTCCTAGCCTCGATCTCATCAGCCGTCCAAGCGGCCCAAATGCAGTTCGTGCTTGACGTAGTGGCGGCATCAATCCAAGAATTCCAAACGCCCAGGGTGCTCGTCACGGCAGTAGTCACGGCAGCAGATTGACCCGCCCCCGCCCAGGTGCTCGCCGTGTAGTAAAACGGCACCCTAACCGCCCTGGAGCGGCGGCACCAGAATCATTTTCTCCGCCTCGGGGTCGAAGGACTTCATCGGCTCGCCTTCGCCGCCATCGCGTTTAACGCGGAAAGCCTTATAACCCTTGCGAGTCAGCACATCAAACTGTCCACGCGCCGCCTCGACCTCAGCGGAATTTTCACTGTCCCAGGTGGTGCGAGTATGGCCGGTAGAGTCAAGCGTTTCCATTTCGCCGTTCATGATTCCTCCGCAAAAAATTACGATGATGATGCCATGCGTCCCAATAAACCCGTGTTGTGTCGAGCCACATCAAAAACGACCAGCCCCAAAAAACATAGATAACGAAATGAAAAAAAGTCCCGCCAAATAATGAATCTATAGCAGCAATAAAAATAACCACGAGAAATGCAAGGCACAAGAAAAACATTCGCCGGCAGCGGCGCAGCTCCGCCAACACTATAAGCAGCGGCAGCTCGTCCTCCTTCATTTGCGGGGTTTCCCGCGCAGGGTGTTGTTCTCAAACCTACTGAGGAATTTCTGAGACGGATGCGACTGGATCAGATCCCGGATTCGCATGGCAATTTCGGCCCCGCGTGTGCCCTCGATTTCGACAATCAACGCAGCCTGCTCCAGGCGAAGCCGGCGCTGCTGCTTCGTCTTTTCAATCTCAAGCCGCAAGCTCGCGGTAGGATCGTATAGCCTTATCCAGTTCCTCAATTGATTTTCGGAAACATCAAACTCCTGCGCGACCTCGGCATAACTGCGCTCCCCGATCATCGCGACCGCTCGGTGTTTGGTCTCTTCGGTAAAGCTACGTTTTACGCCGGCTCTCCGCGCCGGAATCACCGAAAGCGGTATATCGGCGCGAGAACCGCCCATATCGACACCCGGAAAAGGGTCATCGATGGAGGGAATGAGTCGCGCGGGGACCGCCGACTTCGGAATATTGAGTCGAGTCATGGTCTGCCGAATTTTCTTGGGCATGAAGTCGCTGGTCGGAACCCCGAATTTTTTTGCGAGGGAGCGGCGCTTCGCCATATTCGCGTCACGGACGCGCCTTCCAGCCGCACGAATCGCTTCGTTTATCATAGTTTAGGCCCCCATGAATCTGATCGAATCAACGCGGCGCGTGTATTGCCCGAGCAAACGTCCGGTGCGCGCGTCGTAGACTTCGATCGAATCGCCAATCGACGACCAGCGCGCCTCGATCAACGCCCCCATGTGCGCGCGTTTGGGATCAGCATAATTGCGCCAGCGGAGATTTCTGCGGTTGACGGCATCCCAAAGCCGGAACGGCCGCGCAGCCTCGCCACGTTCGCGCGAGTCCCAATGATATTTCTCTTCGTACTGCGACTCATCACGCTGCGCGTGCAGCGCGCTGATCTTTGCCGTTGCTGCTGACATGCCCAAGCCCTCCTTTTAGTGTGCCTGAATACTTTCCGAACGTACCCCGGAATAGGGCGTTTGCGGAAACGATTGCATCAACGCCCGCGTCAGGTCGGTGATGCCGCCGTTGATGCGTCGCAATCTGTCCGTAGGCACCAGGCTTTCGTCAGAATGTCGGACGAATTTGACCATCGAAAACACCTTCACGCATCCTTGTGAAACCTGCTGGATGTGTTTGGACGGCGTTCCTTTGCTCAAAAAACGAAAGTCAAGGTTCGGAAAACTACGCGCGATGGTCTGCTGCTGCGCTGGCAACAATCCCAGCACCAGGACCTTCGGCGTTTGCAAACGCTCGGGCAGATCGCCAAAATTATGCAGCCCCGCATCCTTGCCGTTGTCGCCCGATACGCGCGGGATATAGGTGCTAGGCGTGCCCAAGTGGTGACGCAGATCGTAAAGCGCGTCGCGCACGTTCCTCCCGATCTTGTCGCCCACGACCTCGCCAAAAGTCTGCCCGAACGTCTCCGCAAAAGTTCGTACCATCTCCTGCGCAACATAGGTAAGCGCTTCTGCAAATTTCGGGCTCATGCCAAGTCGGGAGGGAATCGGGGGAGGATCTTGCAACGGCACGGATTCGGCTGGCGCTTCGGGTGGCGGCGGAGTCTCTTTGAATTTTTCTCGCAGAGCCTTGCCCAGCTCGGCGGTCAATGCGCCGTTTATTGGTCTACGCCGCGACGGCGTAAGAATTTGATTCTGCGCCCTCGTGACCAGTTCGGGCATGCCCCGGAGCCTTAACAGACGAAAATCAATGTCGGCCTCTCCTGATCGGATCATCTCCGCCATTTTGTTCAAAACAGAAACGCGCTCATCAATAGTCCAGCAAATTATGTTAGCCATGAAACTCTCCGGGAAAATGAGGGGGAACCAAACCGCGACCACTTGCACAAGCAATCTTCAAAAACTCGAATTCGTTGGTTTCGATGTAGAGCTTCTGGATCAGCATGTGATCGGCCATCGGCACGTTGGCATCGGACCCCGTGCAAAAAGCCTGCGCAACATGCTGTTCATAAGGCATGTAGCTGTGCTCGATGTGATAAACGTTGTTCGACCAACGCGGCACGATTGTATAAACGCGCTTGGTGAAGTTGCCGCGAGCCCGGAAAGTGCGGGTGCGTAAGTAATCCGCAAGCTGCTCAGGAGAGAGATGCGCGCGGAGGGTGTTCTCCGCGCGCACTAAGGGATCGTTCATTCCATACACCCACTGACTCGGGTGCGTGAAGTAAAAAAATGCAGCGCTATCCGGCATGGATGCGCGGGACCATCGTGAGGGTTTCCGCATCCGGATCAAACTTGCCGATCATGACGCCGGTCTCGGGGCTATCCATTCTGGCAGCACGGTATCCCAAGCGCACGAGCCGGTCAAATTCGGCCATAGCGTGCTCGATCGAGGCCGCATCGCCTGTATTCCAGAAGGTGCGCTCGTCGCCGTGATTATTCAGGACAATCATTACGTGCCTCATTTTTTTCCTTTCTCGGTAGGGGTGGTGGTGGGTGGGTTCCGGTCCGAAGGAGCAACCGGGGCTGTCAAAAGGTCGGTACGCACGGGTTCAAGCAGCTCGCGCAGGCCCTGGAGGATGACGGCATATTTTTCAAGGTGCTGATAGTCCTCCGCAAGGATTTCGAAGGACTGGAAGGACCGCTTGCACTTGATGCAATGGCGGCGGCGCGCGACGCACCAGAAATTCCCCTCCGTGAAACGGCTGTCAGAAGTCCGCAAACCATCACTCCCGCAGAAGGGACACCGCACGACACCCCCATAACGCACGCTCCTACCTCCTTCGTCTTATTCACGACGAGAAGCGGAAAGCCCCAAGCCCGCGTGCTTAAAATACCCAATTTTCAAGGTTCTAACAAGCGCGCCTACCAAATTACTTGCAGATCGCGCACTATGCATAGTATTTTCGTACTATCCATAGATTATTGAGCCCGGTATTAGTGCGTCTCACAAAACCTTGGTCGGAAATTCCTCGTTCTCCTGGACGCGCAGCGTGCGCACCGTTTCACCCGCTCGCCGCTTGTTCCACGCCTTGATGGTGAGCCCGATGTAATACCAGCGCGACATTTTCACGGAGCTTCGCGCCTTGAATTCCTGCAAACGCTCGCGCAGATGCAACACCGGATCAGTCGAAGAGAGCCCCGCGCCCTCGCCCAGGTTGTCAAAAAAAGTCTGCGCCTGGACGAGATCCTTCTCCCGAAACAGGAATAGGCATCCGGCAATCACCCCGACTGCGAGAAACTTTTTCGCCTTTGAATTTTGCGCGTAGCGAACGCAAGTGAGAATGTCATCGCGCAAGGGTTCCGCGAAAGACAGGAGGTCCTCCTTACTCACGACTCCGCTGGTTGTGGGTTTGGATTTGAGCATCTGTCCGATGCGCGTCTTGGCAAAACGGGAGCGCGAACCTGTGATACCGCTCCATCCCATCTTGCAATTCTTGATGGCGTAGATAACCATCGCGGCGGCGCTCGCCTGATTCGCGGAAACGAATCCGGCGATTCCGAAAATGTCGCTGTGTGTGCGGTTCTTGCCAACATCCACAGTGGCAAAAGCGTTCTCGTCCTCAATGCCGCGCGCAATATAGGTGCGGAAAGGCTTACCCGCCAGGATGCAAGCGTTCAAACGGTTTTGCCCATCGAAAAGCCGCCCGGCCTTGTCGATCTTGATGGTTTCCCCGTTCAGGCTCCACCGGCCCTCATCCATCGCAATCGCATACTCCAGCACCTTGCTTTGCGAGACCGCCCGGTTTTTCACCATCGTCGCGAGCATCTGTTGTGCGTCTCGCGGCGTGACGTTCTCGATCAAGAGCATATGCGGCATGAACTAGGCATCCATTTCTTCGAGCACTCCGCGCGCCTGACGCGCCCATTGCTTCGGAGTGCTCGCGCCGGATCGACAAAAAAGTTCAACCGCGTGGCTCTCGTGCAGGCCAAAAAATCGCATCGCGACTTCGACATTGCCAAGACGGCCTCGACCGTTCAGCCGCACATCACCATCCAGGGTCATAGTGAGCCCGGCCTTATGCAAGCTCGGGCAGACCGTAGCCCAACCGAGGGCGCAGGCAGTCGTGCCGCAAAGCGTCAGATCGCGCCGCGTGAGAACTTTGTCCACCTTCAATTGCGGATGATGGTGCGGCCTGCTGTGCTGAAACCACCAGTCCATTTGAAAGTGCTTGTTCGCGCTCGCTGGAAGCTTCTGCATGAACCGGATCAGCGTGGTGAAGTGTCTCCTAGCGGTTTTGTTTTTCATCCCAACCTCCACATATCAAGAATGAGCCTGACGGCATAAAAGCCAAGTAGGAAAACAATGAGCGCCCCGCCGATGACCATGACGGCAGCTCCGAGCACCGCACAGGCGTAGGTGAGGACCGAAGCGAGCATTTCCATATCCGGAGATTGAAACACCATGCGCACCGAGTTTGAAACTGCTAGTGAGAATCGAGCTATGGATTGGCCGGAAACGGGGAATTTTAGCTATGGATAGGCCGAAACTCTTGACAAGCTATGAGTCCGGCCCGAAAATGACGATGGCCCCGAGGACGAATCCAAGGGGCCACGGCTCGGGCTTGGGCACCCCCTACCGGGAAGGTGTTCGAGCGAAAGGAGTATAACAGGAAATGAGACTAGAACAGTTTGAAAACTTGGTGCGCGAGCGCCGTTTCGGCCAGCATAAAACAGGCCAGGGAAGCGGACGCACGTTGAAAGCACTGCGTTTTTATTTGGTCAACAAAAACACCGTGCGGGAAGCTTGCCGCAAGGCGGGCGGGTTGTCGGACGCGGCGCTCTATAACGCCCTCAAGGAACTTGGGCAGCTTCCGCGTCAGCGTCAGAAGGTGAAGCGCGAGCATTGCCCTCAGTGCGGCCAGCCGCTCCCGAACAATAAACGCGCACAGTCCGCGATACCCACGATCGGCTCTTAGCGGGCTTTCGCCAGCCCACCACGAGCATCCACCAGCCGGCGTCGATCAGCTCGGGCAAGGCGGATGCCGCTTCCATCTTCGTTACGCGAGCTGCCAGGCTCGCGGCCGCGCACGCTTGCACCCCAAGAGTGCGGCCCTTGCCCACGGCCACTATATCTATACAGCCGAAAAGATCCTGCCGGATCTTGGCGAACGAATTCCACTTCTCCACAACCCCAGCTTTGTAACCACGAGCACGAAGTAGCGCAAGGGTGCGCTGCGTAGGACTCAAAAGAATGCCGTGCTCACGCCAAGCCCTTCGCCGCGTCGATCGCCTGCTGGAGCTTTAATTTCGCGGCGTCGTCAGCCGCGCGCAAGCCGTCAAGCTCCGCAGGCGAAATATCGCGACCTTCAGCTCGGGCGCGCGAAATGAGCGCGCCGATCTGGTTCGCATGGTTAAGCGCCGCGAGCATCAGCTCAAGCGCAATGTCTATAGTGGCGGTGACGGTCATTGAGTCGATCTCCTAGTAGCGAGGTATGCCTGCAAGGCGGTCAGAATCGTGATGGTTGCGGTGAGCTTCGTATCCGCCATGACGGGATCTTTCAGGAAGCTCAGGCCCACCACGTCCAGAGCTGCGCGCGCGTTGTCGGCTTGGCTCTGAACGTTTTGCGCATCGTCGGCCGAGATCCGTTTCGCGTTTAACAGCGAAAGCGTCTCCTGCCGAATCGCTGTCACGGTCGAATAGCCGGCCGCAAGCCTCTCGTTAAAAGTGCTCGGCGTGGGAAGCCCGAGCAAGGCGCACCCCTGGAGCAAGATCAAAAGCAAAAAGCTACTGCGCTTTGCATGCAACCTCATGGAGTTCCTTTCGTATTAACAGCGGCGCGTTCCTCCGCCGTCCATTCCTTGCGCGGCAATGGGCTCGGCAACAGCAATGCGCCGAGCGTCGTTCCGATGTTGATTAGGACGGCGACCGCGATTGCCCACCAGTCGTGAGTCGTCGTGGCGATTCCGCCGCCCGCCACGAGGGCGGAGGCAAAAACGGTGAGCGCGATTCTCGGATAACCGTTCATCATCCAAGGACGCTCCGCGCAAGTTTCGAGCGCTCGCCCGTCGCTTCAGCTTCAGCATTCCAGGTATGGGTCTCAAGGCGTGTGAAAAGGCCCGGATACTCAAGCTTTGCCATCTCGATCGCCTCAAGCTCCGATCCGGCCCAAAACTTGCCGACCGAAACGCGCTGCGCGCTTTTCTGGTCCGTGAGTCTTACGAAAAACTGCCGGTCGCTGTCCCGGCGCTTACGCTGTTTCACCATGCCGATTCTCCCGAGGTTGGCGAGGATCTGAAAAGCATCGACCTTCAGCCTGTCAATGTTGAGTGCCGCGTCATCGGCCCTGCAAACCGGGCAGCGCGACAAGAATTCTTTCTCTCCGATCGAAAGCACACCGGCCGTGTAGGGCCCATGCTCAGGACACTGCACGTCACGCGAAAGTCCCGCGCGAATTCTTTTCGGATAATGCTTTCTCATGTTGCCGAGACCTTTTGCCTTTTCCAGAACACGCCCATTTTTTCCCTGACCCAAGCGCGTTTCTCAAAAACCGTTTTCAAGTTCTGCGCGTCGCAGAAAAGCTCCGCATCGCGCTCTGCTTCAAAGTCGTAATGCATGCGACACAGGTTGGCCCAGCCCGTAGGTGCGGCCATTCGCACGATCGCCGGGAGCATGCAAGCGTCGTAAGCGCATGCGGTGGGCACCTTCGGGATCGCCGGTCTATTTCTTCCCGCCATACTTTTCTTGCTCCCGCGCGAACCAGCTCACAATAAAACGCTTCACCCCGCGTCCGGTTTTTCTCCGACTCGGATTTCCGAGGCACCAGCCCCGGATCTCCCGCAGAGTCTGAAGCGTGTCCACGGCTGAGTAGATCGAATCAAGCTCCGCGTAGAACTCTGGCGTGATCTCGAACTCGCGCCCGCCTTGCAGCGGAATCCGGATCACTACACGCTCGGCCGAGTCCACCTGTCTCCAGCCCCCGGAAAAAAAGCCAAAAAACCACAAGCCCCCCGACCCCCCAAGAATTTTTGGGAGATCGCTGCTCCATATTGGATTCGGGCGTTTCCGCGCGGCCCTCAAAGCAGAAGCCGAAAAAAGGAAAAAAAGCAGGGTAAGCCTGCCACGCCGACAAAAAATCGGACAGCCATAGTACCGAGGGCACTATGCATAGTGATTTTCGAACTAGCGCTTTTCAACTCGCGCGTGCAGGAATAATTTCTCGACATTCCTGGACGCAAAGCAGAAGAACTCGCGGCGATTTGTGATGACGCAGAATTCCTCGCGGTGAGTCCAGGTGAACGACAAGAACTGTTTTCTCGGGGGGATTCCCGAAAACGATCCGGATGACTATGGAGACGCTTTCCCTATGCCTAGAACTCACGAAATGATCGAATCCCGCTACCTCAAAAAAGAGGATGTGGGCCGGGGTGTGCTCGCGACGGTCTCGCACTTCGATCAAGCCAACGTCGCGCTGGACGGGCAGCCGGAAAAAAATCGCTGGCTGATGTTTTTCAAGGAACTCGACAAACCGCTCGTGCTCAATTCAACCAATATCCAGCTCTGCGAGCTGGCTTTTGGTTCGGACAACACTGACGATTGGGTTGGCAAAAAGATCGTGCTCTATAACGATCCTCACGTTTCCATGAGCGGCAAACTCGTGGGCGGAATCCGCGTGCGTGCTCCGAAGGTGCCGGCACGCGCGCCGCGCCAAGAGCCGCTGCCGCCGCCGCGCGTCGAGGAAGAACCGCATCCTTTTTCCGACATGGAAGATGACATTCCTTTTTAGGGGAGACCGAAAATGAAACTGTATGAATACGCCGTGATTTACAACCCGCTGCCGACCAAAGATCAGGACGAACGCGGCGAAACGCCCAAATCCGAGCTGATCGTCGATGTGCGGCGCGCACTTTCCAACAGCGACAAGGAAATCATGATGCTTGCGGCCCGCGAAATCCCGGAGAAATACACCGATAAGCTCGATCGCCTGGAGATCGCCGTCCGCCCTTTTTAGCTCCTACCGCGCCGCAGACAAACGCGAGTAGGAGCGACGAAGTGAAGCCAAAAGCGCTCCGCAAATTCGACCAGATGGCGCGAACTCATCCGGATCAAGGCTGGATGAATACATCAGGTGCTGTCGGAAACACTGCGCTTTTTGCCGCGCTCGGTTCGAAGAGTCCCGCGACATACACCACCGCTAGCACGGTGAGCGGCACAACCGGCCTGGTGGGTTAGGATGCCGACACCAAAGGCGGGCTATCACTTGAAGGACGGTCGCCGTGTCCCAGGCACGACGACCGTTATCAACCGCTTCAAGGATTCGGGCGGGCTCATCTACTGGGCCTGGAACGAGGGCAAGGAAGGCCGCGACTACCGGGAGACCTCGGGCAAAGCGGCGGATGCGGGAACCCTCGCTCATGCAATGGTTGATGCGCATATCAAGGGGAACCCCCCTCCGGATCTTGCGAAGGTCCCGGCCGAGATCGCGATAAAGGCGTCAACCGCTTTCGGCGCATACCTTGATTGGGCCGCGCAGTCCAAGCTCGAAATCTTGGAGACCGAAATCGAACTGATCTCCGAAAGCTATGAATTCGGCGGGACGCCCGATGCTATCGGCTATCTCACAGGCCGGCTCTCCGTGATCGACTGGAAATCCTCCAATGCGGTCTACGCCGATCATCTGATTCAGATGGCGGCATACAGGCAGCTCTGGCAGGAAAACCGGCCGCACTATCCGATAACGGGCGGCTTTCATCTTTGCCGGTTCGCGAAAGAACACGGTGATTTTGCGCACCACTATTTTCCGAACCTCGATGAAGCTTGGGAGCAATTTATTTTGTTCAGGCGGGCCTACGAGATCGACAAGGGCCTGAAAAAACGTGCAGCCTGAAGCACGTATTTTTGTCGTGAGGAATGATCGGCATCGCACTTATGCCGTGCAATTCTTGGGCACATTGGAGCCGCCTTTTGAGATTTCTGTCGCGCGCGTTCAGCCGCAACGCACGCTGCAACAGAATGCCCGGCTTTGGCTATTGCATACCGAGGCTGGCAGAGTTACAGGTTACAGCCCGGAAGAAATGCATGAGTTCGCGCTTTGTCGGCATTTCGGCCATCGCGAAATCTCGCTAGGTGAATTCGGTTCAGAAAGAATCGTCAGGACCATTCCGCTCAAGCGCTCCAGCACTCGCAACATCCAGGAATTTACCGAGTTCATGGAATCGACCGAAGCGTGGTACGGAACCACCTTCGGAGTATGGCTGCAAGAGGACAGGCCGTTAAGCGGCTCCGGTTAAAACTTTTTTTCCAGGAAAGGAAAAGCATGAGCTGGCACGTTTCATTTTTTTCGCGTACAAAATCCGCCGCGATTGAACGGATTCAAGAAGAACAGGCAAAAAATTCCCATTTCCCGCTCGCAATAGCGACGGCGATCATAGCGGCGATAAACTGGCTCCCCCAATCGCTGCGAGTGATATCGGTGACGACAACCGGCAGCGCTTATGACAATGGCGGCTCGGCCTCAATGTCCGTCCAGCTCGTCGATCTGTTGGAGTAGACCATGCGAGCCAAAGCCGATCTAACCCAGGCGGTCTCGGATCTGGTCGAGGGACTTGGCGAGCCGTTTGCCTCAAGTGATGTGGTGCGCGCGCTGCCGGAATTCAAACCCGCAGCCGTGCGCGGATACCTGCATTGGCTCGTGGCAAGCGGCAGGCTCGTTGCACACCGCGAGGCCGGCGTTCCCTACCTCATCTACTGCTCGCCGCGCGAAATGGAAGCCCAGGGGGAGCATTTTGTTTGCACCCTCGCTTTGATCGAGGCCATGCGGCGCATGGGCGCTCACCATTGCGACCCGAGGCCCGTTCCGGACCGCAGCGGAGCCGACCTGGCTTGGGTCCGGTCCGTGATCGAGCGTTGCAAGACTCGGCAGACTGTTGACAAGCTCATAGTTAAGCGCGTCTAATGACCGCTGCGGCAATCCAATGGGTCAAGCTCCCCCATTACTGCCAGCTCACCGGTGAAACCGAGTATGCCGTCTACAACAGGCGCTCGCGCGGTGAGTGGCTTGACGGGGTGCATTGCCAGATGAGAAACCGCCGTTTGTGGGTCAACCTACCGGAGGCGCAAAAATGGGTCGAGTCTGGCAAAGCATCACTCTCCCCGAAGGGGTCGAGATCAAGCAAAACGGGGGTGCGCCTGCGGTAGGCATCCGCTTCCGTTACCGTGGCGTGCGCTGTCGGGAGCTGTCCCTATCTATACAGGACCCGAAACAGGCCAAACGTTACATCGCAACCGCAGCAGACAAGCTCGCCACGATCCGGCTGGAAATCGAGCTGGGGACGTTCCGCTACGGTAATCACTTCCCGGATTCCCCGCGCTGCCGGATTTTCGGGGAAGGGGAAAGCAAGACCAGGACTCTGAAACAGTCCCTGCGCGAATGGCTCGATGCGGCCGAAGAAAAGTACGAGGCCGGCGACTATCAGACCTATCGCCGGATGGTCGAGCATATCCTGATCCCGCGCGTCGGCAGCAAGCTCGTGGTCAGCTTCAGCCCGCTCGATGCGGCAACGCTCGTTACGGCTCTTGCGAAAGAGGGCAGGGTGGGCAAGACAGTGCGTAACATCATCCTGCCGCTTCGCAAGGCGTTTGACCGCGAGCTGATGGCCCGCACGATCGAGGCGAATCCGGTACGGCAGATCGCTATTAACGAACACCTTCCGGTTGCCTCCCGCAGGCACCGCACGCCGCTCCCGCAGCCGTTTAATCAGGCGGAACGCGAAGCCATTCTCGCCGTTGCAGATGCGCAGACCGCGAATCAGTGCCGCGCCTGGTGGGGAACCGGAATGAGCGAGGGCGAAATCTGCGGGCTCCAGTGGTCGGACTTGAGCTTTGCAACAGATGAAATCTTGCTCACGCATGTCATGGAATCGACCGGGACCCTCCGCGACCGCATGAAAACCAACAACCGTCACCGGAAAATCAGGATGAGCCCGGAAGTGAAAGCCGCTTTCACCGCGCAAAAAAAGTTCACCTTCATCGAGGGCGGCTACGTGTTTGTCAATCCGGTCACTGGCAAGCAGTGGGCAAGCCCCAGGGCGTCGGAACGCCAGTGGCGCACCCTGTTGAAACGTGCGGGCGTCGCCCATCGCGGCCCGAATCAGTGCCGTCACACTTATGCTGCCATCCGGATCACGCGCGGGGATAACCTTTTCGAGATCGCTGAGGCGCTGGGCCATCGCGGTATCGAGATGCTGAACAAACACTACGGCAGTATCATCCGCGAACGCGAGGAAGCGGCTGGACAGCGCCGGGGTACGCTGGCGGTTAAATGACTGCAACCTTGCGCGCGCCTAATGATGCTTGGCGGCAAAGACTTTTTCAGATCGAAGGAGTCTTGCGCGGCAAGCCTTTCACGGCTGGTATAACGGTCGGTCCGGCGTACGTCGAACAAACTGCTCCGATCTTGCGAAAGCTTTTCCGTGGGAAATCTCTTAACTGGACAATTGGATATTGCGACGGGATTGGTTGGAAAATCCGGGAGGTTAAATGAACGCGAAGGTGCCGGAACTGAAATGGAGGCAACACAGCGGATTTCTGGAATGCCTAGACCTGCCGGAATGGCATCACACCCCTGGCGAATCCTATCGCTGGTCGATCACGATCGAGCCGCGTCCGGCTTACTGCGATCGGGGCCGGTTTATCGTGCGCACTGATGCGCCGCTCGATATCCAGGAGGGCTTTCCGCGCTACTACTTCGACCTTGAGGTTGCCAAGATCGAGATCGCGAAATGGGTCGCTGGCCGGAAGGAGCTGCGCGCGTGAAATCCGTTTTTGACGATGGCAAGGATTCGATCGCCTTCGGCTGGACTGATGACCAGGCCGAAGGCGCGATCCCGAACGGGACGCGGGTAATCAAGGTGGACGGCGAGAGTGAGGGAGGGACAAAGCTCGGAACACGCGGCAGGATCTTGGGAAGCGTGAATCACCCCGAGCTTGGATACGCCTATTTCGTGGAATGGGACACGATGAAGATGCTGCCGGTTTTCGTGGTGGGCTGGAAGATCGCGGTAGAACAATGACGGTCATTCGCTTCGTCGCGATTGCGGGTCCGTTCGTGGACCCGAACATTCCCGAAAAAGCGTGGCTCGCTTCATTCGAGGACACACCCTGCGGACGCGGACGCGCGAGATGGACGGCCGACCCGAAAAAGGCACTTATATTTCCATCTTTTCTCGAAGCATTCGATTTCTGGAGACAACGCAGCACGACCGTTCCGATCCGTGATGACGGCAAGCCTAACCGGCCGCTCACGGCATACACCGTGGAGTTCGAAAAGACGGAAGGTTGGCAGAGTGGGAATGCAGCGGGTTGCTAACCCGCCGAGTCGCGGGAAACCGCGATGCACAGGTTCGATCCCTGTACCTTCCGCCAAACACCAAACTCGCCACGAGTCACCTGCAAACGTCCCAGCCGGGTCAGGCTCGGGTCAGTAAAAGCCCCAACCCCGCGCCAGTCCTGGCGCTCACGAGGGTTCGAATCCCTCTCTCTCCGCCAAAGCAACAATCTGTGCTTGTTGAAGTTTCAGGGACTTACGCTTATCTGACGTTCTCTGGAGCCGCCTGGAATGGCCCAAAACGGGTCACGAATGGGTCAGGCGGGTCAGATTTGGGTCAGATTTTGGAGGGTCGAAAATGCCTCGGGATAGTGTCTTTGCAGCAGCAGCGAAACAGGCTGAAAAGTTGATCGACCGCAAACTGCGCGAGCGCCGCAGGGTCCTCGCGATGCTCGCCGCGATCGACTCGGAGCTGGACAAGCTACGCGGGGTGATTGATCTCGCGAAGAATGGCGTCAGTCCCTTTGGCCCGGCCCGCAAATACAAACCGAAGGAGAGGGCGGCGAAGTCGCTGCCGGCTGATGCTGCGGCCGTGAGCCCTTTCGATCCCCTGAAGCATCAGGTTCACATTCCGAGTCCGCTTTACAAGGCCATCGAAAAAACGCTCGAAACCGCCTCGGGGCCGATGCGATTGGAGGATATCAAGACAGCGATTAAACGCACGAGTGGCGGCAATTACACGAGCCGCAGCATTACGCTCCAGCTTGCACGCGGGAAAGACCTCCGCCGCTTCCGCTGTGAGGGCAGGGGTCCCAAAGCGTCCTGGCTCATCATCAAGCAGGCCGGGCGCATCATCACTATGGAGGAATCCCATGAAGCTCAGGCTTGACCCAGCAACCATCGCGCTCATAATTATCGTAGTGGTCTATTTGAGCGACAAAAATATTGTTTGGAAACTCTAGCGGCGTTTTTCCAGTGCGCTGAGTCGGCGCTCATGCTCTGTAAGCTGTATGCCGCGTTCGGCGGCAAGCTTGGAAATAATCTTCAGCTCGGCTCGCACTTCCGTCACTATTTCTTTTGTCGCGACAAGTTCGGCTCGGGTAGCGTGAAGCTCCACGTTCATCGTCTGGACCGTGCCATACATCGTCGTTAGAGAGGTTACGGTCGCAATGAAAAGCGTTCGCAATAGCTCCGGTCCGAAGCGTTTGAACGTTTCGGTCATCGTTCTTAAGCTATCCTTGTCGCCTGCATGAAAGAGCCTTTTTTGAACACGAGCGGAGACCCCGATGAAGCATTCTGCGCCCACTGAAGAGTGACGCTTCCCGCATTTGCACCATTCAAGACCCAGGCCCAACCCCTCAAGATTGCCGATCCGGTTCCAGCGGGTGTTACTGCGAATGCTGGGGTGCCGGAACTGCCCGCATTGCCCGTACCACCGAATACCGTATCAGTGTCCGCCTTTCCGAAAAAATTCAGGTCCATAGTAGCTCCGCTCGGAACAGTGATAGCAACCTTGACGCCGGTAGTGCCGAGCGAGCCTCCAGCAGCATTAACACGTATTTCGTAAGTCATTACCCATTCCTCGTTCGCCGCGATCGAGAACAGCAGATGGTCATCGTCCTGAAGCGTGATCGAAGAGGTTACAGTTTCGTCGGCCGTTTTGCGCTTAACGAGCATACCGAAATTTGCAACTCCCGTTCCCCACACCAAGCTAGAGCGGCCTGTCACCGCACCGCTGTCGGCTATCAGCAAATTATCGGCGCTATCGGCACTATTCCTATGCGAGAACGAAGTTGCCCCGGGAATGAGTTTCGAGGTCGCCGCTGTAATCGTTACAGCGCCGCTTGTGGTAACTGAGGTCAGCGTGCCAACCGAGGTTATATTCGGCTGCGCTGCGGTCGAAAGCGTGATTGCCTGATTGCTGCTCCAGGTCGGGGCCCCGGCAACTGTCGCGCCAGTCAAAGTTAGAGTCTGTCCTGAAGCTACGGTTTCCCCACCGTTTGCCGTAACAAGTCCGCTTGCGGCAACGGTCGTGAAAGCGCCCGTGGTCGGCGTCGTGGCTCCGATCGTGCTGTTGTTGATCGTTGCCCCGGTGATCGTACCAGCCGTGATCGCAGCGCCCGCGTTATCTGTCTTGGTCGCGATGGCGGTCGCGATGTTGTCGAATTCCGTGTTGATATCGGTGCCTTTGACAACCTTCAAAGGGTCGCCGGTTATCAGAGCGTCCTTGACGGCGAAATTGGTTGTCTTGCTGTAATTGCTCATCCACGGACTCCTTGCATGCTCGGTGCGGCCAGTCTTTTCTGCACGTCATTCCTCCATGCCTCCAAGTTGCGGCGCTGTTCCGGGTCTGGCATGTCCGCGATAATCGGTGTCAACCGTCGCAGGTACTGAGCTGCGTTCTCGGCAGGGATCTTCGTGGACTTTGCGAGCCAGTCCACCGTTTTCGGATTAACAAGAGTGTTCGCCAGAGCGCGCGAGCCGCCAACGATGAGAGCACCTTCCGCAGTCCTGCGCGCAGCGCCCAAAACGTCGCCCTCCAGCAGCTTCTCGAATACCGAACCGGCAAGAAACGCCCCGCCTGTGATCCCGAGCGTCGCGGTCGAGGTCCCGCTCGGATTCTGGTAGATTCTGCCGCCTGCGAGAACTTTTTCTGATGCGCTTGCGATCGTGTCCAGGTTCTTTTTGAGATCGCCTACGCCTCCAAAAAGAGCATCAGCGGCGCTCAGAGCGTTGGAACCAACAGGCTTATCGGAGAGCTTTTTGTATTCGGTAACGAATTTCTGAAGCGAGAATTCTCCGAGCTTGGTGTCCTGCCCCATCTGCGCGAGCTTTGCAGATGCAACAGACTTCCAGGTTTGCGGATCGACGCTCCTACGCACCGCGAGAATTTGTTCGCGGCCTACGTTCGCTTGATTTAGCGTGTCAAGATAAGCTTGGGTTTTATTCGGGTTTTCCGCGATATGTTCGAGAAAATTATCAACACGGCCTCGAAACGCTTTCCAATAATTATCGCGTCGAGCGAGAACCGCCTCAGCGGCGGTGCCTTTTGCGGCCGTCTCAATGTCCTTGGAGATGGCTGAGTAAAGCGCCGTATATTGCGCATCGGGCTTTTTGCCGAGCAGAGCCGACTTGGTGATATTCGTGCCGATATCGGTGCGCACGTCGATCAGGGTTTGCATGGAAACCCCTTCGAAGGGCTTGCCGGGAATCGTCTTTGTGAATGGTGTGCCTGTGGGGCCAAGCACCCCGCTTGAAACCTGTTGGGCCGGCGTGCCCTCTATATCGACACGCAACCGGTCGTACCAGCTTTTGATGTTAGGGTCCTTGAGCCCGGCTGAAAATTCCGGCAAGTCCGGCGCGACCCTGGAAAGCTTTCCGAGTGCGCCGACAGTGTTATCCAGCGCAAACTTTTGATCGGGTCGGAACATGCCCTTAAAGGCATTATCCAAGGCGACAAATTTCGCACTCGTTTGCTCGACGAAGTTGGTCAATCCTCGCTGGATCGCAGCGCCTACGGCTGGCTTTTCCCGAACAACGGAGAGATCGCGCGACATTTGCGCGATGTCCTGTCCGATCGAATCGACCTGTTGTTGCGCCCGACGCACAACAGGCAATCCGGAAAACGGCGTGCGTGCGAGGATGTTCTCCGTGCCTTGCGCAGCAACGTTCCCGGTAGCCTGACCTACGGTAGGCTCAATGCCCGCCGCGCGAAGCTGGCCCGTATTGGCCGCGATTTCGGCCGGCGTTGCGCCGCCTCGCATCGCTGCTTTGGTTGCGAGTGAGGACCCCACGGAAACGCCGGCTGGCACGAGCGACCCCGCTGCTTCTGCAACCTGCTGGAGGGATTTGTTATCGGTGAGGGATTTCGCCACTTCGCCTGCTGCAACAGAGGTAGTTCCGGCAAGTGTGGCGTTACTGAGTTGACTGGCATATTGACCCGTAGACTTTACGCGCCCAAACGGCAATGCAACGCTTCCGGCGAATTCTCCGACCCTATGGACAAGCCCGCCTATGTAGTCGTCCAAGCTGATCGAGGGATTCATCCCGATCGCACGCATGCCACGCTGCGCAAAGTTGGGATCTGGATATTGCGGTGCCTGCGGCCAAGAGGCCGGCTTTCCCTGTTGGTTCCACCATTCGGCCCCGAGATTAGCAACACGCTGGGGTGCGTTCAAAACCTGGTCGATCGACGTTGCCATTCCGCTATTGATCCCCGCTGCGAATTGTCCCGCGCGGTTGGGATCTTCAGCTTGCGGCATCGAAGGACCGGCTTGCTGTCCTGGGATCTGATCGACAAGCGAACGATCGACTCTGAATCCAGGCGGTAGCTCCGCGCCTGAAGGGGTCTGTCGATCAAGGGTAAATCCAGGCGGGAGTTCTACTGCGCTGCCCGCCACTGCCCGCTCCTAAAAATGATCTTCTCGTTTCGAGGACCCGTAGCGGTGTCGCCCTCTTGATATTGGGGAACCGCCGTCGAAATTGCCGGCGTCCTGCCTACATTCTGAATGCTGCCACGGATCGAATTGATCTGATCGTTTGTAGCAAAAACCGTGTTGTTTGCATCCCTCTTCATCTGTTTGCCGACCTCTTCCAACGCCGCTACGTTCACGCCCTTGGAAATAAGCTCGTTTCCGGTTTTCATCGCCTCCACGGGCAACATCGCATTTGAAGTCGGGCCGCTCATCAGGCGCGCGTATTCCGCGCGAACCGAATTAAGAGCGGAGGCATAGGCATTGGCGTCCGGGTCGTTGAATTCCTTGCGCCCGGCAATAACAGCTCGATTGATGAACTGAACCTTTCCTGGACTCAATTTTTTGGCATAGTCGATCGCCACAGCAAAATCCCGTTCCAGCTTGTCGCCTGAGCGTGCAACGGTTGCGCCCCATTTGGTGAGCGCATCCACCGCTTTCATCTTTACGCGATTGTCCTGCGGCAGCATTGCCGCCTCGATGGGCGATAGGCCCAATTCAGTAGCGATCCTGGATCGCTCATCATTGACTTGTTTTCGTTGCAGTTGGGTCGCATTGCCATAGCCGCGAGGATCTGTGCCAAAAAGCAATTTTTCCCAGGCGGCAATCTTGAGAGCGCCCGGTTCAAAAGCGAACTGCTCTTGTTTTTCCTTCGCCGTTGCTTTCGCTACCGCGATTGCAGTCGAGCGTTCGCTCAAATTCTTGTAGAGCGATTCGGCATTCGTATAATCGAGCTTGCCGGTAGTGAGATTTTCCTGAGCCTGCCTCGCGGTTCTCGCAATCTGCGGATCGGGATCGTTAAAGAGCGCGGAGAAGAGACCGTTTTGAGGGTCCTTCGCAAGCTTGAGGTTCTTGTCGAATTCGCTTTTCTTTTCGATGCGTTCGGCATGTGTGATGAACTCGGGCCGATTTGCGAGCAACCCGTAGGCGCGAAGCTTTTGCGGGTCCTCCATCGGATTGAGTGGAGCTGCCGGCGCGGCTGTAGGCGCAGGCAACCCCTGATCGGCCGCTTGCTGCGTTTCCTGAACGTCCGGCTGGATACCCGGCTGGCGCATTTGCCCTGGTTGTCCTGCCCCGAGAAAGATTCCGAGCGCTGCGTTTTCACGCGCCGTTTGCGCTTTGTCTTTCTCGGCTGCGGCTTCCTCGCGAGTGCTTTTCGCGCGCTCACCGCGCAGCTTTTCGGCGTACTCGGTGACGCTCAAAGCGTCATTGGTGAGACTGCGAGCCTTAAGCGCTTTTGTAAGGGCTTCGAAATATTTGGGCGTGCCGATCTCCGTATCGCCTTGCCCGACTTCGCGCAACGCATCCTGTACGAGCGTGGAACGAATCATTGCTGGATTCGGGCCCGAGAGTAGGCCACCGATGGCCTGCCCCGCGCGCATGCCAAGGTAGCCCCCGGCACCCTCAGGCCCGAGCGCACCGAATCCCCTAGCCTGCTGCTCCTGGAACGCCTGTTGCGCCTGCTGCACTTCGTCGGGAGTGGAGAAAAGCCCTGGCATGATCTACCCGTAGAGATTCGACCAATCAACGCCGGAATCAAAGTCTGTCGGAAAGCCCGCGTCGATGGGAGAGCCATATTGATCAACACCACTGAGCGGATCCTCGTTGTAACCGAGCGGGTTTCCGCCGCCGCTTCCGAACACTCCTGGGAATTGCTGTCTCAACCATCCCGGAATGCCAGAATTCGCCCCGCCCATGAGCCCGCTCCCCAAGCCACTCAAGAGCCCGCCTTTGGTCATCCCCTGCGCGAGGATCGGTCCTTGCGCAAGGCGCGCGCCGCCAAGGGCGGCATTCGAACTCAGGCCCCCGAGATAGCCGCTCAGTTGCTGCTGCCCAAGCTGGCTCTGATCCAAGCCCAGCCCCGCGCCGCCCCAGCCCAGGGCCCGTTGCTGCATCTGATTCGCCATGTCCTGCGACATGCCGTAGGAGGAAATCTGGCGCTGGCGCGAGGCGTCGGCTTGCGCTTTCAGAAGCGAGGAATAGAGAGGATTCGCCGGACCATTGCCGGTATCCGCACCCACCCCCAAGCCCAATTGGCCCATGCCCTGCAACTGCGCAACCGCGTTTGCACGCTGTTCGGCTTCGCCCGGAGCCGCCTGCGCCTGGAGCTGGGCATACATCTGGTTGGACATTTGGTTCGGATCGAAGCTTCCGGCCGCTCCCGCGCCTGCCGCCGCGTTCCCCAGGTACTGATCGCGCAGGCCCTGGTATTGTGGCGACAGCGTAGACGTGAGGCCACCGGGACCCATAGTGGTGCTACCGGTGCCCGAGAAGATGTTGTACGGCTGGAATTGCCCGGCGGCCTGCGCGTTCCTCTGAGCTTCCTCGTAGGCTTTCAGTTGCTCATTGGCACCTGCGAGTTCCAAGCCGCCACCGAGGAGCCCGCCGAGTCCGGCGCTGCCGCCATCAGATGCTCTGGGTATGGCACCACTGCCCGGTGTAGGACTCGTATTCGCATAATGCGGTGCCTGAGGGGCACCAAGCGCAGCATTCATCCCTTCCGTAACCGGCAGTCCACCGGCCGCAGCATCAATAATCCCGCCAGCCGCTTTATCAAGCCAACCCGAACTTGGACGATTTCTGTCTATATTGGCGTTGAATTGCTGCGGGCTCATCAAGCCCAGACTCATTGCCGTGCTATAACCCCCACGAGAGTCATCCTCATTGCCAACCGAGTAATAAGGGTTTCTCGCATTGGGATCAGCAGCGGCTTGCTGTTTCATCCAGGCATCGTATGAAGGAACATTCCCGCTTACCTGCGTTCCGAGCCCATAGTTGTAGTAGCTAAGGGGAACCAAATCTTGAGGGGAATAGTTATATTGTGGGCCGCTTCCGCTATAGTCACGATAATTCTGCGTAAGCGCAGGCTGGGCCGCACCCCCGCTCATTAATCCGCCCGTGGGCGTCGAACCGCCGTAACCGCCACTTTCTATGAAATTCCTGGAGCCGCCCGCCACATAATTGCCGCCCGGAGCCCCGCTCATCGGAATTCTGGTGGGATATCCGGATTGACCGCCCATGAAGCCGCCAGTCGGCATCGAACCCATACCCGCGCCTTCGTTGAAACCAGGGGTTCCGCCTGCATAGAAACGGGGCCTCGACCCCATCATGCCGCCGCCTTCGCTAAAACCGCCAGGAGTTCCGCCCGCATACATTTTCGAATCGGGGACAGGGCCAGCAGTAGACATTCCACCACCACCCCAGCCGCCATAGCCGCCGCCGTAGGAACCTGGACCGGGAGGTTGCAATCTCATTTGATTCGGGTCGATGTAATCCATCTAAATCATCCTTCCGGGTTTCGCGTATGCGTCGATCTTGTGAAGCGCGAGTTGACTTCCCGAGATCGACGCGAGAAGTCCAATCGAAATAAGCTTTCCAGTAGAAGCGCCGGGAATCGAGATCTGATCGACGCCGACACCGCTTGAGTATTCAGCGATGTTGTATTCAGCGATGTTGTATTCAGCAGTCGCGTGCGGGGCCACCGTGACCGCAGCCGAGTAAGTGGTGCTCGCAAAATCCCAAAACCACTTTGCAGTAAAACTCTGGCCGTTCGCGCCGACCACCGTAAAGATCAGCTTTTTTAGAATGTCCTGACGCTCGGGCTCGCCAAACCCGAGCCAGGGCCCAATGAAATCGAAATCGTAGGAAGCGCCGTTATCCTGATAACCCGAATATTTGCTAATGATCCCGCCGTGACCGAAATAGAGCGTGCGATCGCGTGAGGAAAGCATTGCCTTCGGATTGATCGCATTCCAAAACGTGACAGGATTCGAGCCATCTTCGAGCGTGCGGCGCACGTTGAAGCAAAAAGCAACCCCATTTGTCGGGAAATTGATGAGGTAGAAACCTTCGGCCTCGTGATAAACCGAGCGCGTCAGGTCCAAATTGTCCTGAGCCGCGTAAGACAGAAGCCCATCGCGGACATTCCTCGAAATGTCCTGCATCGGCATCGTGGTGGTCTGGATCGTGCGTTGCAGACTGCGAATCCCGGTATCGGAAAGAAAGTAGATATCCGTTCCGATGTTCTGCACCGAATCGCGCGCAATGCAGCCCACGCCCTTGATGACCTCAAGCAAGGTCATCGTGCTCGGCACGCTCGCGCCCTGATAGATCAGGATCGACTTGCGGCCGAAAATAATCAGGTATCCCTGGAAAGCGGCAAGCGCAACAACGCCATCCATGCCGTTTTGCCACACCGTATTCAGGTTCAGGGTTCCGGAAGTGCCCCCGGTCCAGTTCTGCCCGATCAGCGTGTCCGAAAAATACAGCGTGACCTTATCGGTGCTTGTATCCGCAACCCACAAGCGCCCAAAAGCGCCCAGCACGCAATTCCCCTGCGGCGGGGTGCCCGTGCCGCCGAGGGACAGAATCGTAACCATCGTGGCCCCGTCCCAGCGCAAGGGGGCATGCGCGCGCTGGAAAAACCACATGAAGTTGTTGAAGTTGACCGCCTGCCAGTTATTCGCCGTAATCGCAGTCGAGTAGACGCTGGTGAGCGTGGTTGAGCCCGAGTAGATGTTGTTGTTGGCGCAAGACAGAAACCCGGTGGTGCTCGTGTTCGAGACGTACTCGAATATCTGTTGGATGTTGGGCGTGCCCCCAAGGGGCGAGCTGGTGACGGCTATGTAGCCTTTGCGGCTCGACGTGCGCCCGGCTGCATCCTGAACGGTGTTCAAGTTGTTCAGGCAAAAACGCGGGTCGAGCGCGTCTATTGAGGTTTGAGTATTGAGGCCGTAAGTGCCAGGAGCGATGATCGAAAAAGCCCGCTCCGTCGCCGCCACTAGCAGACCTCCCAAATAATCTCGTCCTCGACGTGCTGCGCGTCCATCGCGATGTAGTCGCCCAGGCAGGAGCGATACATCTGCCATTGTTCGGCTGTTCCCGTGCCGCCATCTTCACCACGCTCCGCAATCGCGCGCGCCCAGGCTCCCAGCTCAACCGGGAGCGAGGCTATATCGAAGGTATCGGAATAAGCAGCAAGATCCACCTGGGGAATGACCAGCCCGAGCTTGAGGGAATACACTCCATCGGGAGTCGGGTACAGCTCTAGGCCCGGATCGCCGGACGAATTGATGCCAATCAAGCGATACCAGTTCGGGATTTGGTTGTTGACGGTGTAGGTCTGAACGGCTTCCTCGAACTGCCCTTGTGGCCAAGGAATGATCCAGGTGCGATTGGTCGCATTCCAAATGATCTTGCGCCGGTCGTAAAACCGATAGCGCTGGCCGGCACCCGTAACCGTATAAAGCGAGGTCGCCGCCATGGTTGCAACAGTTTTGGTCTGGCGCAGCGCCGTCCAGTCCCAGGCATCCTCGACCTCCTGCTTCGCCTCATTCACGAATTTCAGGATGAGTTGCGGATAGGTATTGGAAAAGGTCGAAGAGTTGACCTGAGACTCGCGTAGGCGCGCGAGTACGGCGTTCACAATGTTGAGCGCCGTGGTGCTCACCTAGTTCCCCTGGAAAACGGCTTTCGGCCTGCCCCGGATCTTGATGAACTTGGGTTCCACGAGAATATGGGTCGTCTCGGAAACCTCCATCCAATCGTTCGAAGCCCGACGAATGTCCGGTACGTCCCACTCTTCGAATTCGAGCGTGGGCCCCGGCTTTTCCTTTGAGAACGGATGACCGATGAAAGAAAATTTGAATTTCATTTCATGCGGTCCGGGTGAACACGTAGGCTGTTCCGCTTGAGAAGATCAGTGTGAATCGACCGATCCCCGTGACTCCAGCCGCAACAGTCAATTGACCGAAAGACGCAGCGGTGGTATTCGCGGCATCGCTCTTTATGCCGTTGACTGCTACCGCAATCGTGACGGTGTTTGCCCCGGCCGTATTGTCGATGTAGAGGTCATGCACGAGCCCTTGCGTTGCGCCAAGCTGCGCACCGAGCAACGTGCCCGTAGGCAGCGTGATCGTGACAGCCGCAGCCGATGTGGAAGTGATATAGCCGGTCGCGACTTGCGCCGCCGTTGCCGTTGCTGTTGCGTTAATAGCAACCGGCGTGTGGCTCACAAGGAGCGCGTCAATCGGGAGTCCTGGGCTTTGTCGAGACATTGGAACTTTCCTTTTTCAAAAAAATGGGCCGGGATTGCCCCGGCCCATCATGCGGAGGGTTATGCCGGTACTGCGAGCGGGATCGCCCCGTTGTCCCGCAATTCCGCAACCCCGTACAAGCAGTCGGCGGTAAAGAGGTCAGACAGGTATTCCTGCTTGTATTGGCTTTGGGTGCGGACTTCCTCTTGCATCGCAAGAGCCGTCCACGCCTTGTGCCCCATCAGCGCGATCCGAGCTGCGCCGGTTGCCGTGTCGGCGTTGGAAGTGACAAAAACGGGAATGCCGTAAATGTCGCCCAGCTTGCCGTTGCGGATGGTGTTGCCGGTAGCCGCCTCTCCGACGAATGCCTGTTCCGTAAAGCGGCTGATACCCATGAGGGTATTGCGGCTCGACGGGGGCACGAGGAAAAACCGATCCATCATCGGATAATCCGCGTCGTCAAAGCGCTGAATCGTGCGCCGGATAGCGGCGTCGGTCAGGGCCGTTTGATTGGGCGTGCCCGAAGTGTAGGCGGTCGTTCCGTCGCCACCGATGAAGGCACCGCCATAGGCAGCGGTTCCCGCTCCGCCATTGGCGGAACGTCCGAGCTGAACGAGGTCGGTATCGACTTGCTTCGCAAGAGCGTAGCCCGCATCATCCGTATGCGCTTGGCGCAGCGAATCAAGGGCCTGCTTCTCGACGATATCCTCAATGAGGATCGAATACTCGAACCACTTGTTGATGGTGATCGAGGTCGTGCCGTGCGTCGGGGCGACCAGCGTCACTTGCGAGCCCTGCGCCTTGGCGGACGCCGAGCTGCGGGTAAAGTTCGGCACGTTGATGACGGAACCGCGCTTACCCGTCATATTGAAACGTGTCACCAGGTTCGCCAGAACAAGGTTTGCCTTGAACGTGGCGATAACCTCATCCGACCAAAGCTGCGGGATGTAATTTGCCGCAGTCGTGGTGGTGGTGTTATTGGTTCCAAGAGGCATTGCTTACTCCTTTACTTGACTCGCCCCTGCGCATACAGCTCGCTAACGTTCAGCGAGTTGTATTTCTCGGGGTCTGAGGTTTTCAACCGCATCAGATCCATTCGTGAATAGATTTTCTTGCCGGATACGCCCGCATTGCCCGTATCGACCTTGGCGGTCTTGAGGGCTTCGTCGTTCTTCTGCTGCGTTTGCTGCTCGGCTTTGGCAGTCTTGGCGATGGTCTGCCGTTCCTTCCAGGTGGTGAGCAAAAAATCCGCAGCTTCGAAGTCGTACCCGCCGTCCGCTTGCGCATACAAGTGTTGCGCCTTCGGAGACTCGCCAATCCACTTCAGGAACTCATCGCTTTTGGCGACTTCCTGGTAGTCGGGATGCTTGGCTCTCAAAGTCGCAACCATCGTTTGCTTTTTCAGCGTTTCGGCGTTTTGAGCGAGCGCCTGAATAGCGGGGTTCGACAAAATCTTTTGGTCGATCGCTTTGTCGGGGTCGGCAAAAAAATCCGCCTTCTCTTCCTTCGGACCAACCTGGGTCAACAGCACCCTGTCGATCAGCTTTCTCTGTTCGCCCAGCTCATGCCCTTGACGGGTCAGTGCGCGCTCAAGCTTTAGCTTTTCGGCATTCGCCTTTTCCAAAGCCTCTTGCAGCACTTTCGGGTCCGGTTGTTGTTGCTGGGTGTCGTCCTGTGTTTCCTGATCGTCTTGCTGGGTCGCAGCAACGTCATCAGCCATCTTTAGATTCCTTTTTCAGTTGATCCGAATGAGCGCGCGCCCACCTGTCTCCCAAGGTCGGGAAAGCGTCGGCGTTGATGCCCATGCGTAGATCGAAATGCGGAGCGGAAACTTTGTAGACCGCCTGCGCTCCGCACGCGCAAGGGACCGTCGCGGTTCGCGGCTCGCGCAGGCAAAGGATCTCCCGCACGATGCCGCAAACCGCGCATTTGTATTCAAAAATCGGCATTAACGGCCGGTGACTTTCAGCTCGAACTCGTCCAGGCCAGATGCGAGCTGCATGAATTCATCGAATCCATGTTTGCTGTCCGCGATCGCCGTCACGCCATCCATGCGCGCGAAACTCTCGGCTATGCAAACGCAGGCCATCGAATCAACCTCTTTATTGCCCTTATGAAAAAGCACACGGTCGTGGCCTGGGACAAGGACCTCGAAAGTCTCGTATCCCCCGTGATGGTAGAAATCGCGATGGCAACGATAGGTGCCCGCTCCAATTACGGTCTGAAGATTCGGAAAGGTCCGCTCGACGGAAACCGCGAATGGTTTTCTGTCCCAAAGCAGCACGCTGAAACAGCCCTCTTCGATCTTCGCAACAGTCTTTAGCTCCATTTCGTCAAAACCCATGTCAAGCTTTTTCTTTCGCGAGAAAAATCAATGGCACGATTTCATTAAGTGCTTGATCGTTCGTTGCGAAACGCAAAATCGAAAAAGTCGATTTGCTAAAATAGATATACCGCGCTGAAGAATCGCGGAACTTTTCAACCCTACCGGGAGATTGAAAATGGAACAGAACGAACACAAAGTCACGGCGTCTCTGCCGTCCGACCCGTTCGACAAATTGCTGTCGCGGCTGATCGGACTACCGAATGGAGCGCACGCGCAGCCTACTGTCGTACAGGCTATGGACTTCTACGGCCACACCACGTCATTCATGATCCAGACCGTGCGGACCGATGAGGGGGTGACGGCGTTCGTCACTCAGGTCAACGCACAAGGATCGGTGCGCACCATCCTGCCGCAGAATGTCCTCGCAGTGATCGACCGGCAGCGAGCGGCCATCACGACCAAGCTACGGCGCAGACACGGCAAACGCATCGCAGAGGAACGCATGGCAGCGGGCATCAAGCCCGGCTTCATGAAATAAGTCAGTAACTAGGCGGTGCCGGCCGGCGTTTCGGCGTCGGCCGTTTCTTTTTCTTCATCCTGAAGCTCCTGATATCCACGCCGTACCTGATCGGGCCATCCAAGCGCCCATTCGATCAGGGATAGCTCGCCCTGCTTGAAGCGCAGCTCGTCAGCATCCAGGCCCTTGATGCGATCGGTTGCCGCGCGCATCTCCTGGAGCTGCGCGGCGAAATGTTTCCAGCCTTCGGAGACAAACATATCGAGCTGGGACTCGTAATACTTTTGTTCATCAGGGCTCATCGGCAATCGCCAGAATCATTAGAACCGCCATCAAGTCATCGTCCTCAAGCTCGACCAGCCGCCCCTCTATTGCGGCGCGCGCCGCTGCCACCGTCTCGAAATGGACGTTGTATGCGTGAGTGATGGCGTCCAGCGCCGAGAGGGTTGCCAGCTCGCGCGTGAGTTCGGGCTTGCCGGGTTGCTCGGCTTCATGGATCGTCTCGCGAACGGATTCGAGGAAAACGGCTTCATCTGCGTCCTCCCCGAGGATCGTTTCGACATAAGGTTTCGAGATAACCCAGCGGCGACCCGCCTTGCCGTGGAGAATTCCACCGCCCCCGCCGCCGCTTGGCGGGATGATGGCGCTCGGGCTGAACGTGCTCGGAGTCCAAAGCGTCGAAGTGTTGCCGCTCGGATCGAACTGCGGCGGCACCGTAGCGATGGGTGTAACGCTCGCACCCAGGATAACCGGCGCGGCCAAGAGCGCGGGCTGGATCTGCGGCGCAAGTTGACTTGGATCTGTTTGCGAAGCGCCAGCTATAAACGGCGGGACGCTCGGGCGCTGTCCGGTAACGACTGAGCGCCAGACAATACTGGTCGGCCGATACTCGTTCTGTGGCGGAATCGAAAAGAATTCCGCCGTGGGATTCGCGACGATCGGTGCGGCAACCAGCGCTTGCTGGATCTGTGCCGCAAGTTGGGTCGGATCTGTTTGCGACGCCGAAACGAATTTTCCGAGAACGCCCGGAATAGCAGGGGGCGTAAAAGCGGATTTCCAAACGAGTGCCGATCCTTGCCGAGGATCGTCCTGTCGCGTAAAAATCGTTGGCGGTACGGGGCCCTGATTTGCTTGTGTTCCGCCTACAGCCCAGCCGCTAATCGACAGGTCAACCGATTCTGGAGAGGCCCAAATCGAGCGCAGCGGCACCGCAACAGAAAGCGCCGGCGGAGTCCTCGCGGAACCCCAAATATTGCTTTTCGCGCCTTCGGCTTGGTAAATCGCCTGGGCATGAGTTCCAAAACTATACTCGGCTGCATTTGCTTGCCCTTGCGGTGTTACAGCCGAAGCGACAACGAACGCAAAGCCAGCGATCAGTCCATAGTCCGCTAGCTGTGGCGCGTTGCTATTGAAAACAAAACTCCCCAGCGGCCCGATATTTGGTCCGGCAGTGATCTGAGGCGAAACCGGACGCCAGTACGGCCTGGGACCGGGCCCCTGCTGAAACGGCATCAGGGTGCCGTGTTACCCCAAGAAACTACACGGTACTGATCCAGGCGAAAACCGTTACCCGCATTGCTCACGCTTTGCGCAACGAAAAAATCCAGCGTGTTGTCAACTGTCGAATCGAATCCCGTGCCCACGGCGGGCGCTGTATTCGGCATGATGATCGTATTGCTCAATGTGGCGGAGTCGGCCGCAGCCGTACCGCCCTGCTGGATCATTTGCCCGGTCAACACCGCCTGTCCGATCAAGGCGGAAAGGGTTCCATTGCCCACGGTGCGGCACTGAAGCGAGATACGGCCCCATAGTGGAATATTCGTATGCGCTGTCGTAGTGAGCGTAATCGCGCCCGTGGTGAAAGCGATTACGGCTCCGACCATGACTTGAATGGTGAAGGTATCCGGACCCGTCACGCGATTCGAAATTGCCGCTTGAAAATCAATTTGCAGAAATGAACCGCGCTGAAAAAATCCAGCGGGTAGCTTGACGAATCCGGCCGAGGCTTCTGTTGCGGTTGCGCTCGTCAACATCGACTTCGCGGTGGTATAGGTGTTGTATTGCGTACCGGCGACAGGAATCGTCGCGATCAATTGGCCCCAAGATATAGATGGCATTTCGTAGCCTCACATCGGGTAATAGACGACGGTGGGCGCGACGATATGCGTGACGCGCAACCAATCTCCGGGATTCAAATGGAATTGCCCTCCGAGCAGGCCCACGGCATCGAAAAGCGTGCCGTCGCGCGAGAATTCAATTGTCGTGACAGTGCCGCCAGAGACGAGCACGAAAACTCGCGTGTTCGTGGAGTTCTGAATCGAACAGGGCGATGAGCCGACTGAAATCGTCGCGCGCGGACCAATCGAATACAGGTTGATCGTTTGCGTTTCGACTGGCGAAGGCTGAACCGTCGATGCCATCCGGATCACTCTTCCCATGTAATCGTGTAGGAGCTGAGATTCGCGTCAGTTCCCGTTACGTTCCCGCAACCGATCTGGCTATATGTCGTGCCCAACGCGCCACCAGTCGTCCGCCACTCACCGCCGATGGGCAGAACGATGACCCCGCCGCCGCCCTGCACATTCCAATTGATCTTGAAAAGATTGTTGTCAGCGGTGCCGGTCGCAACCGTGCCGTAGGTGTTGCAAGTCGCGATCGGCGTCACCCCCGGATTCGTGCTGGCGATGAGCAATGCCGTGGGAGTCGCGGGCGTGTTCGTGACCCTCGCCCAGCGCGTGACATAGCCGACAAGCGAGGTTCCATCCCCTCCCCAGGAAATCATCTTCACTGCGGCAAGCTGGCCCGCAGTAAGCACGGTAAGAACAAACGAATTAAGAGTCGTTGTGCTCGCGGTCGGGGTGAAGGTCGAGGGTGTTCCGGAAGTGAATTGCGCCATGCTCTACTCCTTAAAATGAAAACGGCCCCGAAGGGCCGTCTTTTTTCTTTCGACAAAAACGATTTTCAAACGAACTTCTGGAACCTCATCTGCTGCTCCGCGAACTTTTCGAGCTTTTTCACGAACAGCTCACAGCCGCGAACGGCGGCTCGCGCACCACAATTGGCACAAATCGGCTTCATGCATTTCCCGCACCATGCCCCATCTTTCTTCCACTGCTGCATAAAGATAACGGCTTGACAGTGGCTACAGGTCTGGATATCGGCTTCCTCGCGCTTTGCATTTTTATTGTTGAGGAAATATCCAGCGCCCTTCGTGTAGGGCGTGCCGATTAGGACGCCCATCTTGCCTCTTCACGCGGATCATAGAGCTTTACCGCAAGTCCTTTTACCAGAGCATCGTGTTCAGCAATCAGCTCGCGCACGCGCTCAGGATCATTGCGGTGCTGATGGATAAGACTTGAAAGCGCAAGCAATTTCGCCCTGGTTTCCCGGTCAACATCGAGCGTCTGCGTCTGGATCATGGCATTACATAGAGATTGCGCCCGAGCTGCGTTACGGCCGCAGCCGGCGGCGGTGCCGGGGCAAAAGCGAGCATATGCGCATGGATATTGTCTGTTCCGCCCGTGGTTGTGAAAGTTGCGGCGATTGATCCTTGTGTCGCCTGTGTCCTGTCCTCAGTGCGAAAAGCATCGCCAGCGGCAAAAGTCGCCGTATCCGTACTCGCGTAATTCGTTCCGACCGATGGAATCGTAGCGGCCGTATCGTCGTAAGCGACTCCGACCACTTGGCATCCGTCAACAGTAGTAGTCTGCGCGCCGCTTGTGACCGCATCAGCGCCCGTTCCGAATGTGGCGGAAAACTGCGCGGCAAACTTGTTGAGAGCTGAAGCGGTAATGATTCCGCTGCGCTCTTCGCCACGAATCCGGCGAAAAGTTTGGCCGACGCTGAAAGTTGCCGTGATGACGGGTGACGCTACAGCGGCGACATTCTCCTTATAGAACGTGGCGCAATTAATCGAATTTCCATCGGGGCCGGTCGTTTGCTGGATCGTATAGGTATTGGTCCCGTCCGAAACGCCGGTAAGGTTCGCTGCGAGTCCGATCCAGCTAACGTGACCCCATACCGCGTTCCCGGCAGTAAAACTCGCCCCAAAAGTCTGTGTCGCAACCGTGGTAGCAGATCCATCATTCGTGTCGGCCGAGATCCGGCTTTGAACTTTCGCCATCAGGCGTTTCCGCAGTCGAAGCGGTTATTGCAATATTTGGTCATGTCCAAGCCCGTGCCCGCCGCAGCGAAAAATCCGATACCGGGGAAACCGGTCAAAATCTTTCCGGCGGTCGTATCGGTGTATTGAACCTGCTGCACGCCACCAAGAAAGACCGTAAGCACCGGGCTGCCAGAGGTCGAATCGAACACAGTTCTGATGATGTCGCCGTCAGCCGCGACAAAAGGCGTGCCGGACAAGAGAGTGAAAACCGTAGTGTCGAAGTCTCCCAGAGCACCGTTCCAACGGACGGGCTGGACGCTGGTGTTGAAACCGAAATCCATTTCGTAGCCTTTGGCCGAATTCGCTGTGATAGTAAATCCGGTCAGAGTCTCGACCTCGTGCGTGCTCGGTGGGGTGTATCCCCCCACCTTGACTATGCGGATTTCCGAGTAGTGCTTCGTCGTCGAAAATCCCTGACCCTGAACTGTAGCAAGGCAATCATCGAATCCTGCGGAGGCACCTACCCCGTAAGCAATACCGGGAGATCCGCCATTCGAGCGGACGTTCTGCCAGTCCAAACCATTTGTCCCGCCGAGCGTGAATACGCCGCCCAGCGAAATCGGATTTTCAGTAAGCGGCCAAGTTGTAGGAAAGATAGGACCGCTTACGACAGCTCTAGTAATAGCCCTCGGGGTGGGCTGAAAACCGATCAACAGCCCGTCCCCACCCAGCTTGTCGTGCCCCAGCACTCATAACCGTGACTCGGACTGACCGCCCGGATATTCGGCGGATTGCCGCTCACACAGATGCTCGCGAGATCCGAGTAAGCATTCGCGCTCATCCAAACCCCGTTTCTGAACACCTTGCCTGCGCCAACAGTCCAAACCGCACCCAAAAGGGTCAATTGCGCAAGCGGTGGCGCGCAGTCACCGAGCTGACTATCACCGCTTGGCACGGGCGCTGGGGGCGGCGGTGGGGGAGGCGCAGCAGCAACAACCGTAGCAATCAATTTCGGCGTAAGACTCATCGAAGTATAAGCAAGGGTGGTCACTGCGCCGGAAGGAACCGGAAAGGACTGTGACAGCGTGAATGTGACCGACCAACCGCCTACAAGATCTGTAACGCCTTGCGTCGTGCCGACCTGCGTAAATCCGGCTTTTACTTTCGCAACCACCACATCGCCCGCCTGGGGCGGGAAGCTGACTGATACCGTACTCGTGGAAAGCAGCGTGTCGCTCGCGACGCGATTGAGTTCTACATCGTTCGCATCGAGCAAAGCGACAAAATTCGAGAACTTGAGCCTTGTGTCCCAGGGAGTCCAGGTCGAATAAACATTCGCGAAGCTATAGGTCTGAGCTTGCGCGGCGGGGGCCACGAGCGCTAGAGCCCCTATAAGCGTCAAAACAGTCCTCGCAAATAACGTCATTGGGCTTTACCTCTTTTTCGATGATCCGAACCGGGGCGTACAGATCGCGCCCGCAATGACTGCAAGGCCCCAAGGGCCTGCCCTTGCGACGCCATCCAAATCCCGGAGGTTCAGGAGGCCCGGACCGGGCTGATCTCACCTACGTATTTCTTTCCATTCGGTCCCGTGATCGTCACAATCTTTTTCTGAGTCGGGAACTGAACGACAACCTCGGTAGGCTTTGCGGGCGCTGCGGGTTTGGGTTCGGGCTTATTTGCGGCAACCGCAAGCTTGACTGCATCCCCGCGCGTGTCGCTTTGGGAGCGAGCCGCGATATCGGCGCGATCGGTCTGCGCTTTGGTCTTGATATCAAGCTCGCGCACCGCATGGGTCGCGATGATTTCTTTCTCGCGGATATCCAGCTCCCGGTTGCGAATCCCAAGCTCGGCTTTCTTCAGCATCCGATCCTCCTGCGCGTTGTCCTGCTCGGCCTTGATGCGCTCGCGCTGGACCTGATTCGCGTCGGACTGAACCTGAACCTGCGCCTGCGCCGCCTGCTCTTCGGGGGTCGGACCTTTCTTTTGCGCGTCCTGTTGCATCTGCTCAAGCCCTTTCAAAATCTCATCGCGCTGTTGGAAAGACGAGTG